TGATCCCACCATTGGCATCGCATTGCACTTGCTTGGCATCGAACACAAAGCCCTTGCAGCGTTTGGAGTTGGCACGAATATCCAACCTCCTTAGTGCTGCGTTACAATCGATCCTGCTGTTGTAGTGGGTAGGGTTGGCAGGGATCATAAACTGACTATCTGATAACCTCAACCTCCGCTTGATCTGAGTATAGGCAGAAGAGTTATCTCGCTGCTGCACTGTACCACCTTTACCCATCGCATCGCCCGTTATCCTTATCAATCCCATAGGCACACTGAGTGCTTCAACTGCATCGCAGAACGCATCCACGCTGCCCTTGTCGATCTTGATCTCATCCACCACTATCGCACCTCTGCCCACTTGCTGGATGACCAAAGCACATAACGGGTTAATGTTGAAATCGACAGACACGAACACAGGCAAGTTAGGATTGAGTTGAATGCTATCATCGATGTGCTTATCATCATTCCACTCATACAAGAATGGATTGGCTACATCATCAGCAATATCCCAATCGCCCTCAACGAATCTTTGGTATTGGATCGGTGGCAGTTCCTTCAGCGATTCAAGGTACTCAATCGGGATGTATGGGTTGTCGGTGATCTTCGATGGAATGTAACTCCACCTATCTGGCAAGGTGTTGCTGCGATACTTCTCGTAAATGATTGTCTTAACCCAATTATTCGATGGGTTGCACGTTGCCAAGCAAACGATGGGAGGCTTGCCTTGTGCCTTATTCCAACTACCGATCCTCTCCTGCACCTTGTAGAATGTTGGCTCTTGCAGTTCGTTGACCTCATCCAATCCTGCGCCATTAACTTCCAATCCCCTAAATCGATTAAGTTCTTTGTCATCGTCATAGCTTTCAGCCATAAAGATCAACTCGCTGCCGTTGTTGAATGTTACCACGTTGGTATCTCGATTCCAAGACTTGATCTTCTGGTCAAGCCCATCACTCAGCAAGCCTGTAAAAGATGGGAACGTGGTACGCTTTAAGTCGGGCAAACTCTTGCGGATAATAACCCATCTGGAGCCTGCATAGGTCAGGGCAAGGTTAGCAAGTGTCAGCAGTAGCCAGTAAGTTTTACCACCACGTATTCCGCCCCCAAACACAATAACTCTGTACTCACCATTGATGGCTTGATCAAAGGCTACTGTCTGTGTTTCGGTTAGGCGGTAACTCATTCACTGCTTCGCTCTGTGCGGATGATCACCAAAGGCTCGGTGGTTGTTATAGTGCTTTCACCGTTATTGCTCCATCTACCTCGCTGCCTATTCGATAGCCAGTGCTTCGCTGCTGCGGTGTCCGATGGTAGCTGCTTGTGCAGTTTAACGATCTCGCCATCCTTAGTTACTGCCTCCTCCACTATCGTAACTCCTAATGCTCGCTCATACATCGACCTCGCTACTTTGGCATCTGCATCCTCCTTCCCACGCATTAATGACTCTAAAAAGGTGGGATGGTCGTGCTTCCAATTATGGATTGTTGCCTCGCAGATCTCAAATGCTGCTGCTATCTGCACATCACTAAGCCCAAGCAATGCGAGATTGAATGCTCTCTCATCGTGATCAGGTGTGTAGTCTGTTGGTCTGCCAGTTTTCTTTTTCATTTTGCTCTTGCTTTGCGATACTTGTCTGCTTCCGCATAGGCGATGGCAACTGCTTGGTCTTGATTGTAACCTTCGCTTATTAACTTGCGGATGTTCATCTGAATTATCTGCTCTGTATCTCCTTGAAATAATGGCATAGCTTTAATGTTATTGACCTACAAAGATATTAAAGAATCTACAAACTGCGACTCTCGGAGCCTGTTGAGGTTATGCCCGATGTCAACCATCTTCTTGTACTGTGATGGATAGATGACCAGCCGTCTGAGTTTACCTTCAATGTACGCCATTGTTGTATAGATCTCGTTACCATCCCGATCTTCTGCATTGACTAAGATGCCGAAGTTATACTCAGGCTTGTCGGTTGGCATAATCACCTTGTTGGTATTGATAAACATCTTTAGATCTTTATGCGTTACCGCCACTGCTACATCATACTCCCAACTTGCTCGGCTGAGATAACCGAAGTAGAAGTAGTTGCCCTCCATCATTGCATCAACGAAGATGCCTGCCCTGATTCTTGTTGTCATTGTGCTGCTGTTTTAATATCTCAAATTCTACGTGCTGATCGATAAATCTTTTTAGCTGATCAACTTCTTTCAATCCACATCGAGATGCCCATTGTGCGATCTCCTGTGCGTTCATTGGTCTTGAATCGGGAGAATCCATTAGACAAGATATTTAATTGTCTTGAAAGGCATCACATTGCTATCGTTGTAAAGGTCGATGCAGTGTTCAATGACTGTTGCTATGCTCATCATAAATGCCTCCTCTGGCGTGTCTGCTCCGTAGGCTTCATCCTTCGGCAGCCAAGTGTTATCTGATACTACTTCGCCCTCCCTGATGAATATACCATTCAGCAGAGTGCTGTTGCCCAAGTATGGCTCTGTGGTGAATTCAAGGTCGAACTCCTCACGCAGGAATGCTCGTAGGCAATCCTTGCCATTGTAGCCAATCTCTTTAAGTTTGCTCATCTCATCGTTGGTGAGCAGTAGATTAAGTTGGTTGCTGTTTAACTGTTTCATCTTGTTAGAATTGTGAATAGGTGTCGATGCGCTTCTTAACGGTGTCGATGAATCGCTCCATCATTGCTGAGTAGTAACTGTTAAAATCTGAATGACCTTCCTTGTTAGCCTCGAACAGCACGTACAAGGCTGCTCTTAATCTTTGGCTCGGTGTCTTGCTGCCCATCTCCGCTGCATCAATCTTCATTGCTTCAAGTAGCTGCTCATCGTTGTAGTTGAACTGCTCGCCCTTGAATGCCATCACCCCCACACCACCCATCCAATGATTCATAAGTTCGGTCATCTGCTCAGGGGAAAGTTCCTGAGTGCCGATGCTGATCTTGATGGTTTTATCTCGCCTCGTTGCCACCGATTCGATGGCGCAAGGTATTGTCATTAACTTTGTCATTGTGCTGCTGATCTATTACGTTCATTAGGTATTTCTTCACTATCTCCCTGATGGCTTGCTTATGGCTGGCAGGAACTCTGAATGTGATGTTCTCGGTCTGCTCTCCATACTTCGACTTCGTGCCTGCATTCGCCCTGTATCCACCCCTTGCTTTTTTACTGACTTCCATTGCACAAAGATAGTGATTATTTGATTATGTAATGCAAGTGAGTTGAGAATTATTTGATGCTGGTTTACTCATCCCTTAAACTTTCAATGGCTTGCTTTAGCCCTTCTGCAATTTCATACTGCTCAATTTCAATGTGGTTTCTTAGCATCCTTTCTAACTTCTTGCAATAATCCTCAGTTAGACCATTTTCGTGGTTGCAGATAGCTTCATAAGAAATTCTATTTACAAACCTCTTAACATCTCCATTTAAAATTCTGCTTGTTGTTTCAAAATATTCTTTACTCATTTTTTTTAGATTTTTTTTCTACCCCAAACACCAGAGCCTTGATAATCCCATCTCGATCTCTGCTGGCTGCAAGTTTCGGGAAGTGATAGATCAGTTCTGCATCGGTTAATGTCTGGAGCATTTCAATAAATTTCTTCTGAGATTCCGTTGGCGTGTCATTCATTCGATGTAAGGTAGTCAAATACCAACAACCTTGTGTAGATACCTTTGCGCTTAGATAACGCATCTTGTGGCACTATACCACCCATAATCGCCTCAACTGCTGCATTCATCTTCTTCAGCGTGGCAAAGTCCTTCTCTGCTGATGCCTTGCTGCGATCTTGCTCATACTGCTTCAAGGTTAAATCTGCTGACTGCTTCCAAAGATCAGGACGATTGCCAAGCACAGTGCCAGAGTCGATCAACTCTTGGCAGATGCCAAGCGACAAATCACTCCATTGCTTAATCGATTTGATTTTTAGTTCATTGGTGAGCCAATCTTTGCAGTATTGAGTGAATTTCTGCTTCTTGCTTTCCAATTCCGCAGCCTCATCCACCTCGTTAACTTTGTCGATATTGTCGATGGCAGCAAGGATCTTGTTTCGCTTCTGCTTCCACGCATACATTATCTCGCTGAACATATTGACTGTGTACATCCCACCAAATGCTTTGAGTGAGTTCTTGGATGATTCTGCGTGCGCCTCTCTGACCTCCTCAATGCTGATGTTGCCGTAGTCTTTAATCATTCGATCATAGCATTCGCTAAATACTGAATCGGGAGTGTTCTTATCAGCACCAAAATAAACTTGGATGATAACGGTCAGCACCTCATAAAACTTTCGCCTCGCCAACTGAGCCTCCATTTTTTTGATGGGAAAATCTCTGTGGTATTGAAGCATCGCCACCTGATGAGGCTGCGCTTCGATGCCCATTCGGTTAGCCTCCGAAAGTATTTCGGGTAAGCCTCTCAACCCTGTCGAGGATGGCTTGATCGTTGTGATGGAGTTGATGACCGTTGGCTGTGGTAAAAGTTCGCTTGTATTCGGCAGGGTTTCGCTTAACCCAATTTTGGGCTGCGCTGATCCAATTTGCGTAGGTGTATTTTGATGATGCATCTGATGATGTTTTTAAGGTTGTATAAACTTTTAGAGGATCGGTGTCGGGATGAGTTCTCGCTGTTTCAGTTTGATTCCAATGCTCAATAAATAGATCAGGATCATCTGCATAGATCGAATCTGCAAAGCGGTGGTCTTTCTTTTTTTGCGGAACTTTTTTCTTTTCAAGGGTAGGGGTGTATAGTTGGATTGAATCAGGTTGGATAGTTACAGGGTTCGATTCGATAGAATCGTATAATCTATAACTAACATTCTCATTTACATTTTCACTTACACTTGCATTAACACTACCACTTACACTAACACTTACACTAACAGGTTCTTTGGGTTCTAAAATAACCGACTGGGTTTCTTGGGTTTCTTGATAACCCTCTTGGTTTTCTTTTGGTCTGCCTCCTTTTGTTCCATTAGTTCTCGCTCTATCAGCACGTTGCTCCCATTTCTCATTATCTCGATCCATAGTCGCACGAATAAATCCGAAAGGGAAAAATAGTGGATCGTTAACTTCTGGCGTTGATCCGTCTATCTGATACTTAAATAATAGTCGGGTAAGTTTTCCAAGTTGATCATCTGATAAATGCTGAAGCACCTCAAACGAATCGATGTAAAGAATAAAAGATTTTCTCATACCAAAACAAAAAGCCCCATACAAGCTGCGGTCAGAGCGGATCAACAGAATCAACTGTTTTTCCTCGCAGCCCGTATAGGGCGATAAATTTTTTTTCATTCAGGCTCTGACCTCTGAACTACCACAAAGATAATAATTATTTACACTGTACCTGAGTTGTTGAGGTGTAATTATTACCGAACGCCACAAAACTTGTAGTACCTTCGATAGACTCCTCGAACTTTCGGATCTGTCTGGCAGTCATATCGCATTGAGTTACGATCTCAACATTGCTGCCTGTCGTGCCGTACTGCGTTTCAGTCTTTTCCATTATCCTGCACTCGTAGCATTTTTTGCATCCCGATAGCGCTGCCAGAAGGATGAGAATTGATAGGGTTGTTTTCATAGTTCGTTTTTTATGTACTTGTCAATGATCATTAAACTCTCGTGTATTCCGATTGCGAATGTCGCATAGTATCCAGCAGCGGAAAGCATCTTCAGGATCTTCTGCTGCCGTTCAAGGTGTTCATCCATCAGCAGGCTGCCATCCTTCTTAAACACCTTCTTCCCTTCCAACTTGATCTCCAAGTAAAGCCCTGCATACTTGCCATTGGGATAGGCGATGAATAAATCAGGATAGCCAACAAAGCCATTCATTGATTTGTGAAGCCTGCCCTGACCGATGGTCATCTTCATCCCTGCTGCGAAGTCGAATCTATAAACGATGTTAGGATGTTGCAGTGCCATCAACTTAGAGATGCTGATGTAGATGTCGGACTCTCGCCTTTTACGTAGTTTCATTCTTATCTTTTTTAAGTCCTTTATTCCAAGCCCGTTGCCCTGCCTTAAATCTTGTCGGGATGCCTGCCTGCATCAGTCGATTGCCATAAGTATCTCGCTTGTACTTTACATCCTTTTTAACGCCTCTAAGGTTGGCAATCTGATAAACAGCACAGCAAGTCAATCCTAATGCGTTAGCAATGTCCTTAGTGGACATAATAGGATAATGAATCAACACAAAGCTAACAACAGCATCACAGTGCTTGGCTCTCATCGTCTGGAATAATCACCATCGAACTGCTCGATGAAGTTAATGATCAAATCCTTTGCGCTGTCGATCTCATCCTGATTGTGGCGATAAAGAAACAAGTCAGCAAACTTGCCCGACTTCTTAACCTTTGGAGTAACGCCAATGTAGTAAAAGCACTTTGGATCTGTTCCCATCAGCAGAGAATACCAAACCGCTTGAATGTGGTTGGCGTGCTTGATCATATCGGCAGCAAATGCTTCAATGCTCTTAGCTGATGTTGTCTTGATGTCTGCAAGGATCTTCTGTTGATCCCAGTTCATATCGATGGCACACTTGCCTTGAACTGTCTTGCCTCCGATCACAACATCAGACACCACCACTTGCTCCTTAATCGACTCCTCAAACATCGTTGCCAATAGTGGCACTTCTTGAAAGGCATCGTAGACATTCTTGGCTGCACCATTCATCTGATCGACTTCAGTTTCCAGAAGATCGAAGTGAAAGTTTGCCCCCTTGTCGAGGGCATTCTTTGCATAGCTGATATCGCCTGTGTAGAATCGTTTGATTCGGCTGGCTGAGATTGCAGGATACTTGATAAATTCTTCTCTGGTCATTATACCTCCTCCAATTCTTCTTTTATTCTTACCTTAAACACTTTGTATCCATCTGCCTTTATTCTCGTGATCATCTGCTGAATGCTCATCACTCCGTAGATTGGTTTCTCGATCTTGACTGGTGCTTGCATCTTCTCAGGAATTTCATCCATCTGTATTTGAATTTGCTTATCTGCTGCATCAATTACAGCCTTAGCAAGTGCTGTGAATGATTTATTGCTGAAGCGTGCTGCTTTGTTTATGATGTGAACGTAGCTGCATTTGGCATATCCTGCCAAGATTGAAAGCCCTGTTTTTGTTAGGGTTGTTTTCTTTCGTCTTACTTCGATAAACTCAACAAGTTCATCGTGTGTTAGTGGTGTCCATTTGTAGCGATTATTGAAATCGCCTTTTGAATTTGCTGTTTTCATCTTATTAAGTTATTAAACTGTTTGAGTTTTAATTGCTACTACATTGATCCCTGCGATGTGCTTCAATCCTACCATCTCCATCGCCTTTGGCAAGTGCCTGAGAAGATCCTCTTGGCGCAAGTGATTCGTGGCGAATAATACATTGATGATCTTAAGCCAATCAACATCGCCATCGACTTCAGCCTTGTAGACCGTCCTTATGTTCTTAGTCTTTGGCATATCGACTGATGATACATAAAGATCATCCACCATATTAGCCAGAGCATCCATCTCCTTGAAGTGGCTCTTAAGCGACATCGATTCTTGAATGATTTTTTCCTGCGCTTGCTTATGCTCCAACTCAACTTGCTCGTGGTACTCCAACATCTTGGCTTTGGCTGATGTAATGAATTGGCTCAGTGGATCTGTGGTCTGCTTTTCAAGGCTGATCAATTCCTTCTTGAAGTGATCAACGGGCGCAGTGATTTCCTTACGTGCTGATTCCACAATCTTGATGGCATCATTCACTTGCTTGATGGCTGCTGCCATAGTGTTGTACTCGCTCACGTTCTTAACGCTGTTGGCTTCTCCTGCCACGCTGTTGCGCTCAATGAGTGCCTGAGCATTTAATATCTCGGTTGAGTTAATCGATTGGTAAATCTTCTCAACGGGAATGCTTATCTTTGCAATGCTGTTCATGTTTATTTAGGTTAGGAATCGGCAGGGAGTTCGTTCACCCTGCCGATTTGTTGTTTAAGTTAAAAAGGGAATTTCTCTTTAGAGGTGTTGAATAGATCATCCAGATCATCTGCGCCATCATCGAACGGTGAAGCCTGCTGTGGCTTTGTCCACTTGGTCGATTCCTGACTGATGCGCTGTAACCACTCATCTGATTTCTTGATGTCATCTTGCATAAAGTCAGGCAGCAAAGAGAACACCATATCATCGTGTTCGGTGGTGTCGTAACACATTGGAGTGTTGATCGCTGGAGGACATTGCATTCCTTTCGGCATTGGTGCGATGCTCATAATGTTTGCATAGGTGCGATCCTCTTTGCCATTGTGAACGATGTTGAGCATACAAGGCATAGAGATCAGATTGAAGATGTCGAAGTCTGCTGCTTGCTTGTCGGTCATTTTTTTACCGAACCAAGATTCAACGAACTTTCTCAATGATGCTTTATCGCCCATACTAAGGTTAAACATTGTCTTCACATAGAATGGCTGTTCGCCCTTCTCCTCGTTGAATACCGCCAACTCCATCGGAAGTTCAAACATAAACTGGATATTTCTTTTTCTTTTCTTCCACTTCTCATCGAATGTCGTGCCTTTGTCGATGATCTGGTAGCATCGCCCGATGTGAGTGCCTTCGGGTGCAAGTTGTTTTTGTGCGGATGCTCCGCTGTTAACTGGTGCTTTCATTGGTAAAATATTAAAGTTTAAAAATTACGCTTGGAGTGATTCAATTACCGATTCGTGCATAGTGTCAACTGCTGCACAGTAGGCTTGGTGATACTCCTCAATGGAGCAAGATTCAAAGAGCCTTAGATCGGCAGGCACGCCATAAGTTAACTCCTTGTGGAATTGTCTTGGCAGGGCTGATGCGTTGCTATCGCATCTGG